GGATTACGAACCGCAGTTTCTCTACCTTTATACCATTGCATTTCATCAAGACTTGTTTCATTCTCTGGTTCATAAGAATTCTTTAGATGTTTTGCACGAATTTTAGCTAGAATTGCACCAGCAACTTTCTCACCACTTTCTTCTGATCCATATCTTTTAGCGGCGCTTGCAGCTATCTCTTTAAAGTTTTTTCCACGCTCACCAATATCTTTACCGGCACGGGCAGCTGTAGCAGAATATGCGGCTTCATCCATTCGAGATTCTTCATTCATGCAGCAAGAACATTGTTTTCCTGTGTATTTTTTACCACATTCCTTACATATTTTTTTCTTGACTTCTTCATAAAATTCTTCATCTTGACCGGGATTGTAACCATAATGGGGTTGACGATCTACAGCCTTAACATTGGTGCCCTTGAATACATCATCACCATTCTTATTAGCATCTGGTTCAGTGACATGAACATGCTTACGCTTGAAACGTAATTCATCAGTACTCTTTGGAGCATATCCGTCTTTGTTATCTGGCTTTTCTAAAGCTTTCTTTTTAGCGCGATCTAAAAGTTCTGATAAATTAATCATCTGTTTCTCCATCGTCTTCTAATTCGATGTCTTCGTCTGTTTCTAATTCTTCTACGTCTATACCATCGTCATCGTAATCGTCTTCATCATCATATTCTTCATCTTCATCTTCAGGGTCTTTAAACATATTTGCTGCAACTTCTTCTCGTTTTGCAGCAAGAGCCTCTAAAGTTTTCTGACTAAGAATATTATCTAATGCAGATGCAAAATTTACAGGTTGATTTTCATTTGCATACTTAATTAAATCAATTATTTCGATATTAGACATTTTATCTTCCTATATTTATAAAATTATTTTTTACTTGGTTTAGCAGGAGGAGCAGCTTGTTCTGGTTGCTCTACAGGCTGAATAATTCCTTGCTTGACCTCATCACCGATTTGTTGCATAATCTCTTCTATATCTTCATCTTTTTGACGTAGAAGATTTTTTTGGACCCATTCAACAGAGAAGTATTTACCAACAAATGGATCTACAGCTTGTACTGCTGTCATTCTGTTATTAACAATTTCTAATTCTTTTAATTCTGCATAATGATTATCTGTGGCAAAATCAAATGAGATTAAATTGCTAAGTGTCAACCAATCTTCTGGTGTAATAATTTTCTTTAAAATTAATTGCTTCTCTAATGCACTTAAAAATAAAGTTGCAAAGCGAGTTTGTAATCTATTTACGAACTTGGCAAACTTAACTTCATCTCGTGTAATTTCAGTTGCACGACCTAGATTATAAGTCTGTTCAGGTTCAATACGATTGACAGGAATCTTTAATGCTTTGTAAAGATTTCTTTGAAAGTATTTAACGTCTTCTAACTGACCTAAATTTTGACCGGGAGGAAGCGTTTGAATTTCTGTTCCTTTACCACCCTCACGACGAGGTAGCCAGAAATCTTCCAACATGGTCATAAACTTTCTGTCGTCTCTTACTTCACCAGTAGCAGAGTCATAGACAACTCGGTTCTTAAATCTTGCCATAATATCACGAAGATATTGTTCAGCCTTCATCTTAGGCAAGTTACCTACGTCGATGTAAAATACACGACGTTCTGGTGCGCGAGAAATTCTATAAATTAGTGTGGCATCTTCAAGTGTTCTAAGCTGATTTAATGGCTTGATTGCGGTATGAAGAAAACCTAATACTAATTGATTATTTTTGTCTGTTAATCCTGATGTAATATGAAGAATTGCATCAGCAGAAATCTTAACACCAGTGCTACCAGTACCAGTAGAAGTTGGTCCTATGTTCTGACTAAATCCTTTTTCGTTGTAGATAAAATATTCTTGTTGATTCTTAGTCACTACAACATTAGAATTTGGTATAGGCTTTTTCTTGACTTCGCGAATCTTGCGAATTTTTCGTGGATCTATATAACGGAATTCTTTAATGCCATCTTGGGGTCTAGCATCGTCAATGATAACATGATAGTATAATCTACCATCAATATACCATCGTCTAAAGATATCATAGCTATGAGTATTGAATTCAAATAACTGAAGGATTTGAGTAAATTCTTGACGAATAGCACCTTTAAGCTTGTCAGAAAGCCCAGTCCTATCTAAATTAATTTCAATAACATCAAAATCATCATCTACAATAATGGCTTCGTTAACGATATCTTCAATAGCAGAATCTAGTTCTGCATGTAAAGACATTTCGCGATATTTGGTGACAAGTTCTGCTTCTGTACGAGCAGAACCTTCCATATCTACATAAGTACCATATGTGCCACCAGCAGCAACAACGACTGCACCGTCATCTTGAATTAACGGTGCAAATGATTCGTTATTACTTTTATCATCATCTTTTTTTCGCTTGAATTGAAAACCAAAAATACTTGGAAAACCTGCCATTATATTATCTCACTTAAAGTATGGGGGAGAATATCTCCCCCTTTATTATTAAATACCGCCAGCATTTCCGGTAATCCCACCGGAAACTTCCCAATAATCAACAGCAAATGTTACTGTGAATCTTTCAATTTCATTCTGTGAAGCCCATGCAACAGGAATATTACTAATAGCAGTTGGGAAAATACCATTGAACTGATAAGTGCGGATAGGAACGCCAGTCTTTGAGAACTGAACAACCTGTGCCTGTGACTTATATAGTAGTGGTGAAGCGGAACCAAAAGCTCTAATGTTACCTTGGAAAGAATTAATCTTATTAGACCATTCTTCAAGGGCATTACGAACTAGGAAGTCTTCATCGTTGATAATCGTTACCTGCCAATCAGGATAAGTACGGTCACCAGCAAGCTTGATAAATCTACCAAAGTAAGGAACCTGAACAGTACCTACATCTGCTTCTGGTAAAGCCGTAGCTTCACACATGAATGGAAACTTAACATCTGCTACAGAGTTTGCAGGATTCTGTAGAGTTACTTGAAAGAGCGCAGGGCGCGCTCCATCAAATAACATTTGACTTTTAATTTCATTAATATTAAAGGCCATTTAAATTCTCCTTGTTAGTTAAACCTATTTATTAGAACTTGCCAACAACTTCAGAGAATTCGACACCAGTTCTAACTGCTACGAAGTTCAACTGAATGAAGTTGATGCTGCGTGCTGGTTTGATGTAGATGTCTCCTACAAATTCGTTGCGGTCAATGACTTCACCTGTATTGTTTGATTCATCACAAACAACCTTGAAGTCATAGATACCACGACGACCCTGAACGTCTCTTAGGAAAGGTTCAACTAAGTTTCTAAACTGTGCTCTTGTGAAAGCATCATTAAATTCGAATAGAGTAAACTTCGCAGCAGTTGCAATTGCCTTTTCAAGAACAATGAACAAGCGACGAACGTTGATTCGATCAAATGCACTTGGCTTACCAAGAATCGTCTTATCACCAAACAACACTGTACCTTGACCGGGGAATATGCAGACTGGGTTAACATCATTCTTATAAAGAAGATCGCGATCTGCTTTAGCGGGATTGTAAGCTAACTTGATGATATTCTTAATCTGACCACGGTTGAAACCAGCAGGTGACCACCATGGATCTCTTAGATTATCTGTACGAACTGCAAGACCAGCGATATCACCGTTTAGAGGAACCCAACGGTAAAGATCGTTGTACTTGTCATACTGATATTTATAACCAGAATCTAGAACAGCGTATGAGCTAGAGGAAAGTGCAAGCCTAAAATCTACGATATCTTGAGCTTCATCTTTACCAGCATTATTTACAACGTCGGAATAATCTGGTGATACGAAAACTACGCAGTCTTTACGGGAACCAGCAATGTTATCAATTAGATAATTTGCAAGTTGATAACCATCGGCTTGGGCAATAGCACCAGCAGGTGTTGAAGAACCTCCACGAGCCTTACCTTGAAGAATGAGTGAAACATCAATATCTTCAGCAGACTTGAACTTGTCATAAGCACGAGTTAAGTCGCCAATAGCAATCGTTGATTCATCAAGACCGTCTGAACCATTGACAAAAGATAATGTCATTGGTTTAGAGTTGGTTGAATTTGTAATAGTAAGTGCAGCAGCACTGGGGGAATTAGATCGATCAGTTGCCCACCAAATATAATTAGAGTTCTGATTGATTACATTCTTGTAATAGAGTGTAGTGCCGTCTTCTGTTTTGGCATCTGTGGCTCTTGAAAGTCCTTGAAAAACTTCAACAACTGTACCGGGAACACCAGTAAACTTACCATCTTCATCAGCAACTACAACATGAAGTTCATCGACAACTGATGTATTACCACCAAAGTTTTTCTGATAAACTGATGTGCCGGGAGCCTTAGATACTGCGTTATAGTATTCCCAATTTCTTGAGATTGTATTTGTATAGAAATTAGTAGATAATGCAAATGGAATGTTCAAATTTACTACAAGAGTAGTATTTGCAGCAGCATATACAGCATTAGCTGCAATTGAAGTAATTCTAAGATCTTGGACACCAACTGTGCTATTACCAGCTCTTAAAATACTACCTGTAATAATTGTATTAGCTACAAATTGTTCTAATGCATATTGAGCAGCAGCAGATGTTGCAGTAGTCCAGTTACCGGAGCTATTAGCAACGAATATGGTAGCTTGGTTAGAACCTACAACATAAGATATACCAGCATTAGAAATCTTAGTGCTGTCTGTAACTCCATATACACCGTTATTTCCTACGAAAACGCTGGTATTAGTACCATATGCATTTACAGAATCGCAAACAGAGACTTTAAGTGAATTACCCATTGCACCGGGATATCGGGCAATATATTCTACACCAGATTCAAAACCAGCTAACTTAGTAGTGTAATCGTCTTCATTCAATACAATGTGAAGTGCATTTGAACTGATTGCAGCAGTGTTAGCCATAGCTGATAAAACACCACTAACACCAGAAGTATCGGTAGTGTTGGCTGCACGACTTACATAAAGCTTGTTGCCATATGCAAGGAAGTTTGCAGCGGTGAAAAAGGTTTCTGGGTTGGTATTGTCAGGTTTACCGAATCGAGCAGCAAGCTTTTCTTCAGTATCGATAAGAACTTGCTTACCGATTGGACCCCAACGAAAAACACCTGCAATGGCACCTTCTGTGGTGCTTACCGCAGGAACTATAGTGGTTAAGTCAATTTCAGATACATTGACTCCGGGACTAACTTGGAATGGCATGGTTTATTCTCCCTTACGAAAAACGTTTAGCAGATTTGATGATATATGCTATTGTTCTATTTATTATTTTACGATTTTAATTAGTCATATATGATTCAAATTGATCAGGAGCCACCTCTACTGGTTCATTGTTATAGGTCGAAACGTTTTCTTCATAAATGAATGGTAAAAGATCATCTTCCATCGCAGCTTCTACCAGTACTTTATGAACGTCACTTTCTGACATGTCCTTAAAATAAGGTTGGTTTATTAGCCATGAGAACAAAACCAATCCCATTACTAAGTCATCGTTTCCTTCTTCTGCCATAAATGTATTTCGCATACTAACAAATCTGAACAATTCATTAATAGTATCGAAATCGCATAAAATAAGTTTATCAGTTTCTATTAGAGTTTTTAAATTACTGCAACCAATCCGTTTTACTTGAGTGGTTGTCCTGACACCCATTTGTGTTTTACCGCCAAAGCCACCCGTCAATTTCTGACCAGCCGCAATAGACTTATCCACAGTCAAAATTCCTTCATATTCTAAGTCGTAATGAAGACTTTCTACGACTTGTTTTCCAATACTATTTATTTCAACTAAAACCAGTGCTTCGTTATAATATATGGCAATGCTTCTTATAACGTCTGGAAAAACTAGTGTATGAATATTATTGTTCTTATAGGTAGCAACTTGACGATAAGGTACAAATGTAACATCGATTACTTGACAAACGGAATAGTCTAACCCTGCACCTTCTGCTACGTCTACTGTAACTAAGTATTTATGACCTTGTTCTGGTTCCTTGTAGATCTTCATTTCGCTACCAAAATACGACTTGGTACTGATAGGATAAGAGAATACTAAAGTCTGTAATTTGGATGGGTCGATAAGCGTATTAGATGAACCCAAGAACTCGCAACCATATTCCACCCTGAATTGTTGTTCCGAAGTGTTACGAATGGTTTGACGTTTCCATTGCTCATCTCTACCGGGAGTATCTGACCAATGTACGTCTACATGCTTATATTCATTTTTATCATCAACACTATCGGTCCATAACTTGTAAAAAAGATTCAATCCATTTGGCGTGGAAGTAATTAGAACCTTAGATGTTTTACCTGATGAAATGGTAGGATAGACTGAAGCGAAAAACTGTTCTTGAAGGTTATTGGGTACGAAAGCAAACTCGTCAAGATAAATTAGATTGAATGAACCACCGCGAATGGCAGATGAAGATGTGCCAGAAGCTAGCACTTTCGCGCCATTTTCTAGCTCGATATTTCCCTTGTTCCATTCGACCACACCTTGTTGCATCCACTTGGGGAGATGTTCATATGCAAACTGAATACGAGATAAAATTTCACGAGCCTGACTAGCCTTATGAGCAAGGATAGCTACATTATAGTTTTCATTAAATAGAATATGCCAAAGAATTACACCTACGATTGTTGTTGTTTTGCCACACTGACGAGGCATTTTACAAATAACAAATCGATTATCTACAGCGGCCTCTACAATCTTTTTTTGATAGGGGTAAAGATTAAATGTTACTAGACCCGCATCAATATTGACAATCTTTACATAATTCTGTATAAAGTGTACTGGGTCTTTTACGCATTTAGCATATTCTTGAATCTGTTCAGCGGTGAAACTTAATCTTACATTGGATTTCTTGATAAGAGGATTACCAAGATAATTATCTCCTGACATATTATTCGCCCTTCAAAAGTTTCTGAAGCTCCGCAGTAGATCCTATGAATAGATTGTTATTGACGGTTTGATCTTTATTTTCTGTTTTGTCAATTCGTTTTTTCTTTACAGTCAATTCTAAGAGGTCTTTATTAGAAGCAGACAAAGAATTGATTAGCGTAGAGACAACCTCATAGCTACGAGGATGTTGAGATAGGTCTGCTACCTCAATCATTTTGTCAAGGGCAATAGAACCCTTGATTAGAATATCTTTGAGGTTTTTACGAGCAAACTCATAGTCATCTTCTTCGACATGAGGTTGCACTGTATACTCTTCAAACTCTTCAATGTCTAAAGCATTTGATATAATTTTATCTGATTTCATACGATGATATCCGAAACGCTATCAAACTCCACGATGTAACCATAATCATCATTTGCATCGATAAGAGAACTGTCTATTGTTAGATTTGCATTTGTTGTCGGAGAACCATTAGCCAAAAGACCGGGAATAACAGTTACTCTTTCCGAGATGTTTGTAATACCTATACCTTCACTAGCAGTATTTGTAGAAGGTGTATAGAAATTGACATGTGCTCTTTTGATGATGCCAGATTTCTTAGTGGGTCCAAACAACTGACCTTTCATTGTAAATCCAAGAGACCAAACAATAGCCCGACGATTTGTAAAATCACCTTCATAAGTATCTTGTAAACTTGTTGTGTTTAGAATGACAGGAACATCTACCTGTGTTCCTAATTCTGGCACTAAGTTTAAAGTTAATGTCCATTGAGGTGTGAAGTAAGGAAGTATCTGCTCTACAATTCGAGTAGCATCATCTGCATTCTTTGTCATAATATCTAATGTTATTCCTAAATTGTAAGGAACCGATTGATATTGATATAACAACTGAGCAGTATTGGATGTGCTTTGGGTTACGCTTCGATTTAGAGTGTTTAGTTTTCTTTCTGGATCATATGCAATTGTGACCAACTCAAAAGCCATGCGAGGAAGCACCATAGCGACTGGTCTATTTAAGTTTGGATCGCCCTGTAATCTTGAAAGAAACTTTTCCTTTGGACCATATGAAAGAGGAACCTTCATGGTCTGTACAGTTTCGTCATCAGTGTTTATACGATTGATGTATATGTCATTAAATAGCGTGCCAAATGCAACAATATATTTTCTTATAGTGCCATGATAGAATGGATTAAACATTAGTAATTACCTTCACTAAATGGATCGTGTTCTGTGAAGTCTAATACGTTATCTGCTTCATCTTGCACTTCAGTATTATCTTCAAATGGATCTCCAACTTGAGTAACAAAATCAAATTCCTCACGAACTAAATCGTAACCATCTTCATCTTGAATAACATGAGAATCCTCTGTAAGCATACGGTAATTAGAGAAATCAAACGAATATTGCTGTGCCTTAGAATCAATAAGAGGAATGCCGGTATTGAGTCTTTCGTTTGAGTATTCCCAAAGTTCACATTGTAAGTCAAAAGTCTGTAATGAACCTAATTGATAGAATATAGCTTCATGTTCGACAAATTTAATGATAAAAATCTTGTTGTTTAGTGGTAGATAAATTAAATCACCTTCTTGTGGTCGAGCAAGGTCATCTACGTTACCGATTTCATCAAAGAAAGTTCGTCTTGCAATCGTGAAGGTTATCTGGTCTCTAATTTGAAGATTGAACTTAGATAAGAAATCTCCTTCACCTTGGAAACCAGAAACATCTTTAATATACATGTCAACAAAGAATGATTTATTATATTCAGAAATCGAATCTTCACCATAAATTTCATCTAGATTTTGCAACTCTCTTGGAATATAATATACATCGTGCCCATACTGGTGAATACATTCTATAATTAAATTTTCAATTAAAAGTTGCTCTTGACTTGAGGAAAAATTATTAAAATAAACGGAAGTACTCAAGTTAAATTTCCTTTCCTTTTATTCCAATATTGTTTTCTAGCTAGAGACATTTTTTGTTTAGTTTCTTCACTTTTTAATTGTTTACCTTTTCCAATTCTATTTTTTTTGTTTTTTTCAATAGTTTCAGGAGAATGTTTTTTCCCATACATGGGATTATTTTCACCGTTTACATCATGATGATTTTCACTTATTTTTGATTTTGTTTGTTCACTGTGGCCTAATTTATTTCTCTGCGCTAAATCTGGCCGTTTTTTTCCTTGGTTTTTTTCAGATATTATTTTTTTAGTTTTTTCTGTGTGAAATTTTAATCTAAAATCTTTATTTCCGTTATGTTGGTTATAAAAATCATTTGAATTTTTTGCATCAGCAGAATGTAAAATATGTTCTTCTAATCTTCTAATATCTTCAAATTTTCCTATAGCAACTATTTGCCGCGTAAAATCCTGTGGTCTAGATTTATATTCTTGCAACATATATTTAGACGAACAGAC